TCTGTCAGGAGCCTCAGTTGTAGGAGCCTTTGTTTTAGGTACTGTAGGCTTTTCATCCTTGTCAGCAAGCTTCTTCCTGAGCTCGTCAATAGTTTTGTCCCTGTCATCTGGCGCGTCTGTTGTTGGCGCGTCAGTCTCAGGCTCATCTGTAGTAGGTGAGTCTGTTTCAACTTCCTCAGCAGGTGGATCAGTTGAAGGTGGATCGGTCTTCACCTCAGTTGGTGGATCAGTACTTACCTCACCACCTTCGAAAGTTTTGTTCATTGCATCTACATCCGCTTGAATCTTTTTTAAGTGTTCATCCATTAGCTAACCTCCGTTTTCTTGTTTTCAATCTCTTCTCGCTTCAAGTCAGTGAAGACATCTAAGATGCTGATAAAGTAATCAACTGCCTTCTGTCTTCCGTTTAAGTCTCCCATGTGCATAAGGACAGAGGCTGTCGAAGGGTTATTAGACTCAGCGTTATCTACAATAGATTCCATCTCCATATTGAAGCCTTTCTTCCAGTTCCTTAACTCCCTCACAATGTCCTTCCAGACGATGGACTCTTTAAGTCCCTCAATCTGGTCTAACGTAGCGTTGATTTTTATCTCATCCATTTTAAGTTCCTATAGGTACTATGTTTCCAGCCTGTGCTTGCTGTGCTACCTGCTCATCAGGCATGACCTGAGGCTGTATCTGACTCATGTTACGTCTGAAGTCTTCAACATTCTTAGCACCTAACTGCTGTGCTATATACATGAAGATTCTAGTCACATCAAACTGCTGTGCTAACTCAGGCGTAGTTCCAATAGTCTTAAACATATCTATCCAGGCTTCAGAGAAGTTACCACCTGGGATGGAACCGTCTCTTACAATCAAGTCATAGTTCACAGCCAAGTCATATGGTGTTACTTTAACGTTCTGCCTATTAGGTCCAAAGGTTTTCTGCAGCTGCTCAGCATATCGTCCTACAACTCGCACATAAGTTTCCTGACTCATATACTGCTGTGTATGAACAGCGAACATAGTGCCAACATCCTGCATGTATTGCATACCTATGATCATTGCAAGGCGTTGCAAGCGTGATATGGCAGAGCCTCGTGTTCCCTGGAACTCACCCTTAGTCAAGCGCTCAGGTCCTCCTGTCCTAAGTGATCCCTGCATAGACTGATCAGCACCTGAGATACGATCCATCCACTGTGTAATGTAAGCTGAGTCTGCTATATTAGCACGTGTTATGTCTTGGACCTGTAGCTGCTGAGCAACCTTATCAACTCCACGTCCCCATGCAGGGCGTCGAAGACGTATGAGTTTTCCAGGTTTCGGATCTTTCATATCATTCATGTTTACGAGATAAGGATCAACTATTATCATGTCGTTGATAGCTTTTCTAACATTCTCTACGTGAGAGTTGAAAAGGAAATCTAGCGTATGCTGTAGTCCGTAAAGGACTTCCATACGCCCTATTGGTGTGATCGAGTAACCGTCAAATTCAGGGGAGGCAACACTAACTGGATACATACCGTGGTTGTGGTCTGCTCGTTCACAAGCTATAATCACGTCATCTGCAGCGAGCTCAAAGTACCACTTCTCAGGGTATTCACTATCGCCTAACTTCCACTCCTTTGGTATAAGGTTTATGTACATCTTGATTACATCAACTGGATGTACAGTATTAGTCATCGACCTGTGTAGGTCTGTAGAACCTCCATGCCGTTTCTGACGGTCACTCTGATCAAGCGCTAATGTAGAGCGCTTATCACCCTTTGCTTTTAAGTATCGTACGTTGAAGAGTGTTGAGTTAGGAGTGTTCTCCTCACTTAGTAAGTTCATATAGTTATCACGATCTACCCATCCGATAAACTCACCAGATTGAATATCTGAGCTGGCGACAGATGGATCAGGGAGCCACATATAAGGGTCTATATTGGAGAGGTCATTCCCTTCAAATAACATAGCATCAACCATCTCAGTTTGAAATGCTTCTTGATCATCTCCAGAATCTGACTGAGTTATTATTTTAGACTTTACAGGCTTACGACCATGTACAGTACGCCACCCAGGGATAGCAATTCCTACTCCATAGCTTAAAGCGTCTCGGAGAGAAGTGTGGACATTTAGAGGGACTTTATTCTTAATGCAGTGCAGTCTAATAACCAACTCCATCAGCATAGCACCTATAGTATCATCATCTTCCACGCCCTCATATTGAAACATAGGATCTTGAAAGAAAGCTGAGGACAAGTAAGTCAGCAAAGCTTCTAGCATAGAGTAAGTATAAGGAAAGACTATTGAAACAGGCTTTGAAGGATCCTGTTTCTTTAAAGCTTCATCTACATCCTTAACATGAATGTAGGTAGTAAGCGTCTTGTCAATCTCTCTCCATGATGGAAAGCGCTTAGAAATCTCATGGCGAGATTCAGTAGCTCTCTGCCAGATTTTGTTCCTTAGCTTCTGATGGAATTTAGAATCTGGTTTTAAGTCTAGTCCGTCAGGATAGTCGTAATCGAACTTCTGCTTACTATATATGTCTTCCTTCCAAGACCCTGGTTCTCCTTGCACAATGTAAGGCATCTTCTGTCTCCTGTTCGTTCAATTTTTAAACGATCTTACGGTGCTGGTGTAGTTGGTGGTACTGTAGTACAGAACTCAGCCAAAGGTTCATGGACTTTAATCTTACACCAGCGTCCTGTAAGACGAACACCAGTGTCTAGTACCACTCCTTGAACTAGCCATGTACCTTCTTGATCTAACTCATACAATTCTACATCGTAATAGATACATTCATTACTATATGCACACTCTGTAGCTGTCCAACACCCAGTTGTTCCATCAGGCTTTCTATATCTAATCTGTAATGTCGCATATCCAGATATGTCTATCCCTGTATCTAATGTTATCCTTGGCGTATCGTTAACAAAGGTTTCCATAGCAAAATAATTCCTCAGATATTGTTGAATAGCATGTAAGTTCCGATGCTATTTTTGAGTTACATGAAAGCTCTGATGCTATAGTTGACTTACACCACTTCACACATATCTCTTCTGGTATGTTAGTAGTAGGTGGTACTGTAGGACCTGCCGTAGTTGGTACAGACGTAGTTGGTATTAGTGTAGTAGGTGGCAAAGTCGTTGGTGCCAAACTTGTGGGCGCTGTCGTTGTGGGAGCTAATGTGGTAGGAGGTAATGTAGTTGGAGCGAGGGTTGTTGCTGGAAGGGTAGTGGGTGCTAAACTAGTTGGAGCTAATGTCGTGGGTGCTAGAGTAGTTGGTGGTAAAGTGCTCGGCTCCAACGTAGTGGGCGCTAAGGTAGTAGGGGCTACCGTTGTTGGAGCCAAGCTAGTCGGTGCAAGAGTTGTTGGTGCCAGAGTAGTCGGTGGTAAACTGGTTGGAGCCAGTGTGGTCGGTGGTAAAGTTGTAGGCTCGAGTGTAGTGGGAGCCAAGGTTGTCGCTGGTAAAGTTGTCGGAGCTAGCGTGGTGGGTGGCAAACTAGTCGGAGCGACAGTAGTAGGTGCTAATGTAGTCGGTGGAAGTGTCGTTGGTAATATAGTTGTTGGCGGTAAACTAGTAGGAGGTAAAGTTGTAGCTGCCAACGTAGTAGGAGGTAATGTAGTTGCTGGTAAAGTAGTTGGCGGTAAACTAGTAGGAGCTAGTGTTGTTGGCGGTAAGGTTGTAGGTGCTAAAGTTGTCGGAGCCAGTGTTGTGGGAGCTATAGTCGTTGGTGGTAGAGTAGTAGGCTCAAGGGTTGTAGGCGCTAATGTAGTTGGAGGTAAGGTCGTTGGCTCTAAAGTAGTTGGTGCCAGAGTAGTCGGTGGTAAAGTAGTAGGTGCTAAAGTAGTCGGTGGTAAGCTTGTGGGCGCTAACGTAGTAGGAGCCAAAGTGGTAGGTGGTAAGGTGGTTGCTGCTAAAGTTGTAGGAGCTAACGTAGTTGGCGGTAGTGTCGTGGGTGGTAAGCTAGTTGGTGCAAGCGTAGTAGGTGGCAATGTAGTCGCTGGTAATGTCGTAGGAGCTAAAGTAGTAGGAGCCAATGTAGTTGGTGGCAGACTAGTAGGAGCCAGCGTAGTGGGCGGTAAACTCGTTGGTGCTAATGTTGTTGGAGCTAATGTTGTAGCTGGTAAAGTAGTGGGTGCAAGAGTAGTCGGAGCCAAACTGGTTGGCGGTAAAGTTGTCGGTGGTAGAGTCGTCGGTGCTATAGTTGTAGGTGGTAATGTAGTTGGTGCTAGCGTTGTTGGTGGAAGACTAGTTGGTGGAAGAGTGGTGGGTGCTAGTGTAGTCGGTGGTAAAGTGGTAGCTGGCAACGTTGTAGGAGCCAGGGTAGTAGGTGGTAAAGTTGTAGCTGCTAAGGTAGTAGGCGGTAGCGTTGTCGGCTCAAGTGTCGTGGGTGCTAAAGTCGTTGGCTCCAGTGTGGTAGGAGCTAACGTAGTAGGTGCTAAACTTGTTGGCGGTAGCGTAGTGGGAGCCAGCGTTGTTGGTGCTAAGGTAGTAGGTGGAAGCGTAGTAGCTGGTAATGTAGTGGGCGGTAAAGTTGTAGGGGGCAAACTTGTCGGTGGTAAGGTAGTTGCAGCTAATGTTGTTGGAGGTAGAGTTGTTGGCGCTAACGTTGTAGGTGCCAGAGTAGTTGGAGGAAGTGTGGTAGCTGGTAAAGTCGTTGGAGGTAGCGTGGTCGGAGCTAAAGTAGTCGGAGGTAATGTGGTTGCAGGTAATGTAGTTGGTGCTAAGGTCGTTGGCGCTAGAGTAGTAGCTGGCAAAGTAGTCGGGGGCAGACTAGTAGGCGCTAACGTGGTCGGTGGTAAAGTTGTAGGTGGCAGAGTGGTAGGAGTCACTGTTGTTGGAGGCAAGGTGGTTGGGGCTAACGTGGTAGGAGGTAGAGTGGTAGCTGGTAGCGTAGTGGGAGGTAATGTAGTAGGTGGCAATGTCGTAGCTGCTAATG